AGCTTGCATTTTCTGTATCTAACGATTTTGCCGTTAGGTGCGTAAAAAGTCCTTACGGCTTTGGTCTCATCTTGGCCGCAGCTTGGACAGGGTGGATGAGGATAGAGAGTCTTAACGGCCATAACCTCCTTTTTTGCGTTCTCTGTAAGCCTCAAGAAAAGCCTTCTCAAGGGTTGTTGGTTTAAGTTTTGGGTTTGCGTCTAGCTCCAAAACACGTTGGCGCATAGCACGCAAATTCTCTTCGTCCATGCCTTTGCCGCAGCCGTAATTAGCCATCGCTGATGTCTTGAGAACGATCAAAAAATGCTGCCGAACTTTTGCGAGCAATAACGGCTTTTAATTGATTGATCTTGGTTTCAGTGAGGTGCATTGACGACACCCAGCCAAGCTCGGTCATGCCTCCCTCTATGACGCAGATTTCCACGGTGCCATCGTCAAGCGTTCGCGTCGAAACAGTCATTGGCTTTTCTTTTTGTTGGCGGCCATAGCGCAAATGACCGTGCAGACAATAGGTTCAACGCGGTGACGTGCAATGTCTGGAAACATTCTCGTTACAGCTATCACGGCCTGATCAATCGTGTTTCTGCCTGAATCCAAATGAACGGAGGGCTTGATTGATTTTTTAGCGGGAGGGCTGACAGCAGAAGCGATTGCTTCCTTGATCAAAGTTGAACGGGGCATACGGCGCCTATGAGCTTGGGCGTCAAGGAACTCCAACTCTGTATCTGTCAGCCGGATGCTGACTCGGTTCAATTCGCTAGTCATCAGAAATCAAAAGGACCAAGTGATTCAGCCACCTTTGGAGCGGCTTGGCAAGGGCGAACGTCAATATCAAGGCGAAGGTTGCTGATCGTGACAGCAGGGCTGCCCAGCTTCTCAACAACGATCTTGTCTGGGTTCGTTCCGTCTCGGACAACGTAGCCGTTAGCCCAGAAACCACCTCTAAAGATCTCGACAGGAGTCTTTGGATCTATTGCGGCAGGCTTTGGATCTAATGGTTCAGCCAGTAGTTCGGCTGTACTGTCCTGAGAGTTAGATTTATTGGATCTAATGGATTTAATGGCAAAAGATCCAAGAGATCCAGAAGATCCAGCTTCTGTGCCCCCCAGGGACCATTCCATAGCAGCAGGGCTTGCCATCCAAAATTTCCGGGGTCTTGAGCCTGTGTCTTCCTCCCTTGCAACCTCGGCTAAACCTTTTGCCTTGAGCGAGCGCAACTCTCTAGCAACGTGGCCCATTTGCTTATTCAGCTCGGTTGCAACCTCCTCAGGAGACACGTCAGCTTTAAGAGCAGTTCGCATCGTCAAGTAATCAAAGACGCTTGCTCGCACGCCTCCCAGCTCCATGATGCGGCTGCCTGCTCGTTCAACCTTTTGGGCTGCCTCCAACAGGTCGAGATAGGTCCAACCGCCTTCGGGCATGTACTGACCCATAACGCCGCCGCTTTCGTTAGCGCCTCGTCCTTTGCCTGCAAATCCAACCCGCTTATCTGTACGAGCTAGGCCGTCTTCCTCTTGCGCAACCCAGCGCATAAGGACGCCCCAAGAAAAGACAGAACTGATAGAGCTGCTGCCTCTGCATTCGGTGATCCAATCCCAAGTGTTCGGCCGCTTGACTGAGTGATGGATGACCAAAAGCGTGGCCCCAGTCTTTCGCAGCTGGCTGATTGCAGATCTGATCGGTTGGGCGTAACGGCTTGTATTTTCCTCAATGCCGGTCGGCTCCATCATTGAGCTGAGTGAATCAATAATCACCAGCGGAAACTGATGTTTTTCGATTTCCTCTCTCATCCGCCTCAGGCCGTCCTTTGTGAAGTTGTACTGTTCGCCCGTCTCCATCGAGCAAAAGAAATCGATTGAATCGCTTTTCAGGGTTTGATCTTCTGCGACAAGCTCTTCACGGTGCAACAAGTGCAACCAATCGCCTTCGCTTTGATCGGTCCCAAAGACAAGGACGGGCATCCGCTCGCCAGGGATGGACAGATCACGGCCAAGGAATTGCGGTTGCTTGTCGCGTAGAGCTGCAATTAAACCCGTGGAAAAACTGGACTTACCAACCTTGGGTTGACCGATTATGACGTTGGATTCGCCAAGCTTGATCATGCCGTCAAGCAGAAAAACCGACTCAGTGGCCTGTAGCTTTTCGCCTGCGCGGTAAACCTTGCCTTTGTGAAGCCTGCGTTCTGCTGCCTCTAAATATGCTTGTAGCTCAGGATCGCGTGCGTCGTCGTGGGCGCCTAGCTCGAAAGCTTTGTTTCGCATGAGAGGCATCCAGTCCCGTTCCCTCTCCGCTTGGATCACTTTCTCGGCGTGGAGGGCTAGAGCTGTCAACGACTCTTGAAGCGCGGGTTTTGAGCTGTTCGGAATAGGCTGCATTTGTTGCTTTTGAAGGGGAATAGAAATCTGAATCTGAATAGACGCCGAGACGCTCTAGCTCCTTGAAGGCCATCAGCTCAGAGCTGCTGACGAAAGGATGATCATCATCCCAAGCCTTGATAGCTGCATCTGACTTTTGAGCTTGAGTCTCTGTGTAGTGACCGATCACCGCCAAGTCATCATCAAAGAAGCCAGGCAAGCTGTAGGGCACCCATTGGAGCAAGTCATAAGCCCGCTGTTCTTGGTGTAGATCAGTCACGAGCCAGGGGCTCAGGCTCTTGAGCAATGGCACGCTGGAGAAGCAAGTTCACCCAGCCAGTGCGAGAGACGCCGATGGGCTTCTTTCTGTCCACCTCGGCAATGACCCTTGGATCAATCTGCACGCGGACATCTTGGAACAAATCTGCTTCTGGCATGTTCTGGGGTTGATTCAGGTCTGAATATGGTGCATATTGACCGAGCACGCAAGTCACCATGCTAGATCCAATCCCTGAACTGTCCTTTGACAGCAAGCGTCATCTCTACTCTTATAAGGGTGAATGGCTGGCCCACTCCGTTTCTGCCGTTACGGGCGTTGACATCACGCCTCAACAACGCGCAGGGTTTGAGAAGTACAAACACGGCCCTGACGGCTGGGCCATCCGAGGCCAGACGATTCACGATTGCCTTGACAAGCATTTGCGAGGCGAGCCGCAGATCTATGACGACAAGTGGTCACCGTGGGTCGAGGCGCTGCTTGAAGATGATCTGTTTAAGAACGTCAACCTGATGGCTAGCGAGTATTCCTTATGCCTTCGCAATAGTTCTCATTCGATTGGCGGAACGCTTGACTTTCTGATTAGCTACGCAGACGACCCAACGTTTCTGATTTTGGGAGACCTGAAAACCGTTTCAAGGAAAAACGCTGTCTCAAGCCGCAAGGCAGCAACCGAGCAGCTTGGCGGCTACCTGACCATGATCAATCAGCATCATCCCAAGCTTTACGTCAGTCAATGCGTCACGGTGGTCTCTGGCCCTGAGAAATGCAAGGTGATTGAGCAAGAGCCTGACGAATGCCTTGAGGCGTGGCGCGGAGCCTTGACCCGCTTTGATGCGCTGCAACCTGACTTTTAATCGGTCACGCCGGACACCTCGGACACTTCGGACACTTCGGACAGCTTGGACAGAAACAGATGAACTGGACCGAAATCTTGAAGCAAGGGCAGATCGAGGAACCGCCCGGATACAAAGAGACGGTCCAAGCCATCAAGGCCGATCCATACCAAAAGCTAAAGAAGAAACAGAAGAAGCGTTGACAATCAATCACTGGTATGCCATCATTTCTGCATGAGCGCAAAGCCGCTCTCCCGACTTAACAAAATGACTTTCCACCAATCACAAAAGCTTCACTCGGGCTTTTACAGCAACAAGCGTTGTGTCAGCCTTGCGGCTCCCGTCGTGAGCGTTCTATTTGCTGCCTTGCTGTCAGGTGCTGCTTGGTACAGCCTGACTTCAACCCTTGACGACATGACCCAGCGCGATTGCAACGCTGGCATTCAAAAAGCTTGCGAGGCCCTTAAGTGACTTCTTATTTTCCAGATCAAGAATCTCTTGTTACTATTCTTAGATACAGGGTCGTCATTGACGAGATTGTTGTCAGTAAAGAAAAGTTTCATGAGTACAACCTGCAAGCAGGCTTTGACGACGACGATGAGCTTGGAGAAAACGTTGAAGACTTTCTCGAAACCAAAGACAATAAGTTTGAAGACTGGGGGTGGGGTTCTCCTTCTTTGATGGCAGACCCTCGTGACTTTGTTGGCGAAGCTGGTGAAGGATATGTTGCTTTTGAAGGCGATGTAACCTCTGGCAGTGATGACTTGTTTCCAATGAACTATGACTCTTGGTCGCATGATCAATTTTCCCCAATACCTTTTGAAAACAATGATTACCTTGATAAGATTGGGCTTGGCAAAGACTGCGAGCCGAACATAAGAGTTGTTGAAGCAATGGGTCACAGCCACAACTTAAAGAACAATGACCGTTCCTAGTAAGCTTGAACTTCAATGGCACGCTTGCAAGAAACAAAATCCTTTCTTGATTCCCAAGCTTGCAGAAATGGCTCTTGAGCTGAAAAGTCTTGGCCATGACCGTTACAGTATTAACGGCTTGTTTGAAGCCTTGCGATGGGAAACGCGCCATTCAACTGGAGACCTTGGACTGAAAGTCAACAACAATCACAGAGCTTTTGCGGCAAGAGAGATTATGAGCTCTTACCCTGAGCTTCAAGGCTTCTTTGCTCTCCGCGAGCAAAAACCACGGCCAAACAATTGGGGACAAAGTCATTAGCAGCTTTACCTTTGTAGTGCCTGGTAAGCCAGCCCCTCAGGGCAGCAAGCGACACGTTGGCAAAGGCATCCTTTTGGAGTCTTCAAAACGTTGCAAGCCGTGGCGACAGATTGTTGCTTTGGCCGCGCAAGAGTCGTTACCTAATAACTGGTATGCCATAATGGATAGGCCGATGAGTGCATCAATCACCTTTGCTTTTGATCGGCCAAAATCCCACTACAAAGCAAACGGTGAATTAAAGCCATCAGCCCCTGTTCACTGCGCTAAAAGGATTGGAGATTTAGACAAACTTTGCCGTGCTGTCTTTGACAGCCTTGACACTGCAAATGTTGTTAATGACGATTCTCAATTCGTAAGCCTTTATGCCCACCGACGTTTTACTACCCGACATGAACACCCCTGCGCCATCATCAGCGTTACAGCCCTTAATTGAAGCCCTGGTCAAGTTTCATAAAACTGTCCCGGCTATCAACAAAACAGCCAATGCTCAGTACGGCAAGTTTGCTGACCTTGAAACAGTGCTTTCAACTGTCACGCCGCATCTGATCAACAACGGTCTTGTCATCTCACAGGTCTTTGAACCAAGCGAAGGCCTTGAGCCAATCTTGATCACAAAGCTGCTGCACATCAGCGGCGCTGAGTTGATCAGCCGTCTGCCAATGGTTATAGGTAAAGGCAGAAATGCTTTGCATGACTTTGGAGGCTCATGCACTTATCTCAAGCGTTACGCCTTATTGGCCATGCTTGGCCTCACGGCTGACATGGACATGGACGGCGACTTTGCTGATGACCAGCCTGCGGCAAAACCAACCGCCAAACCCGCTGCAAAAGTTGAGGGCGTAAGTGATGGTGATCAGCCTCTTTCTGAGAACGATCGCAATCTCTGTCTTGGCTTGATTAAAGAGCTGACGCCAGAGGGTCTTGCGTCCTTTTGTGAAAGCTTTCGACGGGACTTTAATTTAAAGCCCGATGCTAAAGTAGCTCCTGCTCTTACGAGTAAAAAGCACCAACACTGGATGAATGTCAATTTGACTAAATTCGCCATCAATGTCTGAAGAGAACAAGCCAAAAACCCGCTCTGAACGACAAGCTGAGCAAGACGACAAACGTGTTCACAACTTGTTTCAAGTTCGTCTTGACGAAAGCCTAGGCAACAAACTTCGCGACTTTATGAGGCAGCGCGATTACAACACTAATCAAGCCCTCAAAATCATCATCTCTCGTTTTTTCACAGGTAAGTAACATGGCCGATTTTCCTCAAGACGCTTTCACTCTTTGGTTCAATTGCAACAAGGATCAGAAAACAGAAGGAGCCTATTGGGCATCTTCTGAAGTTCCTGTTGATGAGCTTCGCAAGCTTTTTGCATGGATCAAAGAAGCTCCAAAAACTGAAAACGACAAGGGCCAAGAATGTGTTCAGCTACGGGCTGGCCTTCGCCCTCGAATAAGCAAAGCTGGCAACGATTATCTGTTGCTTGCTATTAGCGATCAGAAGCCACGCAAGCCGGAGGCAAACAACAACATAGATTTCTGATGCTTGGGGCATCAAGCGGGCCAGGGCCGAAAGGACTGGCGGGGGTGGAAGCCTGTTGACCGCTTCGTGTAAGACCCCACTCTTCGACCTAACTTGAGGAGATGTCTAAACCAACCCTCAAGAAAGTTTCCAAGAACGGCCAATGGGTCTGGGAGATTACGTGCAATGGAATGACCCGTTATCACGCCCAAGATTGGCAAGCTTTTTGGCTTTATGAGCAGGCGTTGCGCCTTTATTCCAAGCAAGCAAGCTGAGCGTCCATTTCTGAAATCCGATTGACTGCCTGACATAGCAACTTGCGCTGATGCCAGTTCTGACGTACCAAAGCAGCGCATAAGCCTTGGACTTCTTCAATGTCCTCAGTGTTGTGAATAGAGCGAACCGAACGCTCCATCATCAGCTCTTCATGGAGCGTTAGTTCTGCGATCATCCATTGCATGTCGTCCATCACTGCTCTCTACTGACTCCAGGATCTTGCGTTCCTCAGAGTAAGGACGCTTAGCCCGAATGTAGTCATGGAACGTAGGAACTAGCCACTCCTGCGGTGGCCAACAGTTATCCCAATTGACCGGCTTGGCGCAATTGACAACAACCGTTGACCAGAAGGCAATCAGATATGACCACAACCAATAAAGACCCATCAGGCAGCAACAGACGGCATGACCCGCAAATGGTTGTTGTAGTTGCCTACCACTGCATAGCTGATGTCTGGAACGTTGCTCATTCTGTGAAACACCATCTGGCCAATTTTTAGGTTGGGATACAGATGCAAGCCGTGATACCGGCGCTCATTCTTCAACTCAAGCGTCAACTTGCTTCCGTGCCAACCTGGATCGCACCACCCCGCCAGCAAATGATTCAATCCTTCTCTAGCCCGACTTGACTTCAAGACGAACTGAGCCGAGATGTCGTCAGGCAGATTAAACGTCTCAACCGTTTCAGCTAGTACAAACTCACTAGGCGCTAAATAATAAGGATCCTCCTCTGTTCGGTCTGAAATATCGATCTCGATCAACTCACGCTTGTCAGAAACCTCAATCATCAACCGATGACCTAAACGAAGATCCAAGCTTGCTGGATTTAACAATTCCGGCGAAAATGGCCAAACCAGTTGATGGCTATCACAAAGAGACCGAATCTCCCAGTCGCACAGAACCGCCATACAAGCCAATTAAAACGTCAGCTTACTCATCATCAACCAAGATCACCCAACCCGTTCCAGAGCCTTCAACTTCCCAACGCTGCTTAAATGCTTGCCGTGACACCTTGGCGTTCTTTCCGCCATATCGCCCCGCGTGTCCTCCCCTTTCAATATCTGGCAAACCTCTCGGATCGTGCATGATCCAATCATCCTTATCAAAACCAACAATGACGCTCCAATGACCGCAGCCATAGCTGTCACACATCGGCGGTTCGCCTTTGCTCATGTCGCCGTGATGAAGCCAACCGACCAGGACTGGACGACCTGCTGCCAACTCAGCTTCAACCAAACTCCCATCACCGTCTTGTCTAAATTCAGCATGTAAGCCCAAGGACCTCAAAGCTTGAATTTGAGCCGGCACACTTGTTGTGTCGCCAAATCGTTCCCTGATTCGGTTGTATTCATCATCGGTTTTTACCTTTCCATAAAAAGCAGCAACCATTGCAGCAGAAGAGCTAAAACATTCCCTATAGCCCCGGCCACTTTTGTTATCTAGTTGGTGGAAATAAGGCACATGAGTCTGCTGCGCTATTCCACTAACTTTCCAAGCCTCGAACCAAGCCGCATCCTCTCTCAGCAACTCCTCAGGCAAAGCATCCTCAAATTCTTTTATGGCGGCCAACTGATGGGGATCTCCCGGCTTGAAATGCGTGAAGAACGGAAGCAGCGTAAGCACCATGAAAAAGCGGTTCATCTGCTCAACGCCGGTTTAGGACAGCTTGAACGTTGAGATGCGGCACCTGCATGGTAGCCGGATAGAAAAAAGAAACCACCGCCACCAACAACGACGGCAGTCAACGTTCCCAAAACAAAAAACCCGCTGACCAAGACCCAGGCGGGCTCCGTTTTCATTTTTCGACCCTGTCTTGAGGAAACAGATTCTTGCTCACGTATTCACAGACTTGATCGTCGATCGTGTTATCCGTGCTCTTGGCGTAAGCCTGAAGCAAGTCAAGAACCAAAATCTTGACAGCTTTGCTCTTCAGGAACGAGAACAGAATCGGACGAACTAGAAACAGCATGGTGAGCTTGGTTATTGGCCAAAGTCTAGTTCCGGTCGCTATGGCCCTCAAGCCTTGCAACTGACCGCTCTAGCTCGCTGATCCTCGCGAAAATCTCCTGATCCCTAAGCCTGAGGTCAGTATGGAGAACGTCCATCCTTGTGGCTAAATTATCAACAGCTGAAGTCAGCCTTACCAACGAGTCCCGACCTGTTTGGTTCTGACGGCTTGCGCCCGCAATCGCCAAACCGCCAACACCGATCGACGCTCCAGCAACAGCAGCAAGAACCTCGACCACCATCAACCAAACGTTTCGACTAATCATGGCAGACTCACAAGAAAATCATGACGAAAAAGAAGGGGTCTCAGTTGCAGATCTTGTTAAATGCGCTGTTTTAGTTTGGAGCGCAACATTACTGACCGTTTCTTATTTAGGGTTCTTCCCTCAAATGAAAATGGATAATACGTTCGTAGCGAGCCTTTTGACTGGTGCAATGGCAAGCTTTGGCATAGAACGTAAATCATCTAATCAACAGAAGAAGGCACCACCTAAGGTAGAAACACCTAATAGCACTCCTGCAAAATGAAACGGTTTGCTCTCTTAGCGATTGCTCTGGCATTCGCTCCAGCAGCCCACGCTGATTTGACCCATAAGATCCAAAGCTCTGTTCAGCTTCAGGTCGGTGGAGCGATGACCACTGCAAACCGCATCGGGTCAAGCTTCTCGATCAGTGGTTCAGGCGTTGATACAACAGACGGCACCACAGCAAACACCATCTCGACAGGTGCCATCACTTCAGGTGTTTACGCTCCAGGAACCATTGCTGCAACCCAGGACAACCCTGGTTCAGCGTTTAGCTTTAGCCAGTCATACACCCAAGCCGATGCCGTTCCAACCGCTGCCCCGGCACTAGGAGCAGTTCAAAATTTTGGCAGCTTGCAATCCACTGAATCCGGCACTGCGGGAACACTGGCCGGAACAATCTCAAGCGCAGGAGCCATTACGGTGACAGCCGGTGGAGCTAATACCCTTGGCATTGGACAATTTGTCACTGAGCTGAAAATTGACTGATGAGATTCCTGCTCTTATTGCTTTTCAGCTTGGCCGGGGACGCTCTATTTTTTACTAAGCCGGTTGCAGCAGTACCTGTCGTTCCAAACTTCTCGACAGGCAGCATGACCACACACACGGAAACGACCAGTAACGTCACAGAAACAATTGTGAGCGAGTCCTACGAAACAGGCTGGCAATACTCTGTAAGTGGCACCAACATTGAACCCGCAAACGGAGCAAGCCTTACACCAGGCACAACAACGGTTAACGGATGGTCAGCTCTCGACGTAAACAACAAGCCAAGTTGGAAGATCACCAGCCCTGGTGGAGCGTTTCAATTCGTAGAGACCTATTCAGGCCCAGGTCTCTCGAACGTCACCACAATCCAGCGCGTCACCGAAATAAATCAAATCACCGACACTATCTCTACTTTCTCGCAATAGTCTTAGCCGCTCCAGCAAACGCAGAAACGATTGGCGGCGTTTCAGCTACCGCCGCTCCAACAGCAACCAGCTCTGGAAGCGTTACAAATCAGGCGGTGATGATTGCACCGTCCCAACATCTGACAAATTCTTACGGCAATGGTATTCAATGCCAAGGCCCAATCCTTACGGTCACTCCATATGTCAATCGATCCAAATCTTGGCAGCTTCCGTTTGAGAGTTATTATGACGATCCTGTATACGATCTCTCTGATCGGGATGATAACGGGATACTCGATAATCCTGGATCCGTCTTATATGAGATGCCAACAAGAACGGGCCAACGCGATTCGCACAACTGGAGCGGCGGACTTTCGATGCAAATAACCATCCCCTTGGATGGCGGCCTACAAGCACGATGCAAAGCAATGGCTGATGCCAACATCAAACTGCATCAGCAAAACGTAGAAACGCGAAGATTGGAATACGAAATCGCAAGACTCAAAAACTGCGGAGAACTAAAGCTCAAAGGCATTGAGTTTCACCCCAAGTCACCCTATTTTGCTGTGTGCGCTGACGTAGTAATCAAACCCAAGCCAGGGCAAGTCCTACAGCACAAACACGCTATCCCTTCCGTTTTGCCCGTTGAGCTTTCCGGCGCTCCGCAACCGATACAGGTGGTCCCTTTTTCCCAAAAGCCTTAGAGACTTTGGTCAGCACTTTCTTTACAACGGGCTTGATCAACTTCAACAAAAATGGCGTGGCTAGACCTGCCGCAACGCCCACTGATGCCGTTAGCGCAACAGTTGTTGCAGCCGGTAACGACGGAACAGCGTTTATCATCTGTTCAGGCAACTTGATTGATTCATATAGGACGACGCATTTACCGTCCTGAATCTCATAGCCCGAAATTCTTTTGTTACCGCCTTGAATAACCGTTCCGACCTCTTTGGCTCTCAAGGGAGGGCACCTAGGATCTTCGTCAATTGCCGCTTTCGGTTGGGGAAGATTCGGCGCAGCTGGCGCTGGCGCTTGTGGTGTCTCAGGCGTCGAAGTTTCTGGCAACGGAGCGACTGGATCAGAAACTAACTTCTCTGGCCTGTAGTCCATTGCATTGAAACTAGGCAGATCAATGATTGGAACGCCAATGTTGACCGTTACGGGTGGAGCAATTGGCACCGACAAAGGAGCTGGTCCGTTCCAACTCCGAATGTCGTTGATCCCAATAGTGCGAATTTCAGGCATTCCCCTGCAATCTGGCAATCAACCGATCCAAATACCAACTGGCCTTGCCTGCATCCTGGAGCGCATTGCCCTTGTGCCACATCCTCAGCAAATATTTGAGCGTCTGACCCAGCAAGTAGCCGCTAACAGCATCATCAGCGTCCCTCACTGAATCCTCAATAACCTCAATAGCCTCAACACGACCTTGGTTGTAATGGGACGGAGAGTTGATCAGATCTGACATTAAAAAGGCAAAGCAGGACCGGTCTCAGTTGGTAGCGCAGGCATCATCTCTTTGACTTGCCCAGGCATTGCATCTGTCACCGCTCCAGACACTAATTCACCGACAAAAGCTTTAGCCTGATCTATTGCCTGTTGTTTCATCTCAGGAAACTTGCTGACCGCATAGAAACTTGTGCCAACTAACGCTCCAGACATGGCAAACGACAGAACACTGATCACGTTGAAAATCTTCTGCACGAAAAAACCCCTAATAGTGTGAGGCTATCAGGGGTGCTCTCCATCGTCTGACCAAGCCCGACACTCAGTCAGTCCTGACTATAGATCAGAAAGCCCACTTGGCCCCAAGTTTGCCGCCGTAGCTGTTGTTCAAGTCGCCAGTGATCCCAGCAATTTCTGCATAAACAGAAACCTTGTCAGAAGCAGCAACAGAACCGCCGATTTTGCCGGAAAATTCAAGCTCGGAATCCATGCCATCAACAGAGACAAGCGCCGGACCGCCTTGGACATAAACGCTGTAAGGGCCTTCGCTGTGCTCATAGCCCAAGTGAAGGTCAGTCACGTTGCCTGAATAATCAGAACCGACCCAGCCAGCATTTGCCTCAACGTTGGCATAAGGGCCAGCAACAGCAGCAGACGCGCCAAAGGCAAGAGCACCAGCAGCGCAAGATAAAGACTTGATCATCAAACTAAGCAAAACCACTCAAAGCTTACTTGCCTTGACCCCTAAGTGGCTTCCTTCTATGGGACGGTTTGGAATGCTTCCCATTGCCCTGACGGGTTTTCTTGGGTTTTGCATTGATAAAATCAACCTCAGCAAAACCTTTTGGCTTAGCCATTGATGCTCATCGTGTTGTAATGCTTCTTTGCTAACCCTGTATACAAGCCGTGCATCGGATGATCCTTATCATCACGGCCTTCGTACTTGTACAGAGCCTCAATCCATGCAGACCTATTCTGCATCGCAACTT